TGCAGATAATTTATCTGCAGGTACTTTCGAAGAAGTTGTACACAGGCTGTACACGCCTTTATTTACTGGAAACGCATGAGAATGTCGTTGATGGTCATTGCATGGAGGCGTTTCGCCCCCCAACAATGATCAACAATGAATTGTACGATTCTTTTAAATACTGGTCAATCTTTCGATTGGTTTCGACCATTTACTATATCTAGCTAAAGATTACAAACTATAGCTATTTGGGTTTGATTTCAACCCAATATTATGACAAAATGATCACCCCCCCCCCTTATATGTTTGTCCAAAAAGCTCTGTTTGAGAGCCAAAAAGAAAAAATTAGAAAAAGGACCAAAATAGAAAAATTGTTTTTACACACATCTGCCCTCTTTTTTGAGGACAGCACTTGTTGTGTTTTATCGAATCCGGAATTTTTTACCGGAACGCTTTTGTTCGACACACTGATTGAAACCCAGTTTTTCGTGGGATGTTGTTCTATACTAGTCACTGCAAGCTATGCTGTTCACACTAGTTAGACATCGGCAATCTATGATTCGCTCTAGATGATGCACCCTCGGCCATAGTCTTCACCGAGAACATGGCTCAATCATATATCTCTAGGTAAAAGTGCCAAGAGACGGCTAACCACCGTTAAAGGGGAACCATCGCGACTCGATGTAAAATAGCTCTTTCAAAACTCCAGCACACCACAACCATCATTCGATTTACAACATGACTTCCCAGAGTTTGGAAGTTTCGTCGTCGACTGGTCTCCGTGTTTACAAGCACGTTGAGGAGTGTGAGAAGCAGCTCATTGAAGAGCTGCGCAAGAAGTTTACTGGTGTCTATCTCGGTATGTCCGATGAAGACCTGCTCGCTGAATGGCGAGCACTGCCAACATATGCGGAAGTTTGTTCCCGCCCCCAGGTCCAGGGTTTTGGATCCGTTATTGACATGCTCAGCTCTGCTGTTTATGCACGTCTGAATAACAACGCAACCATGATCAATGGTGTCACAGAAGGAGTCAAGAAAGTCTTGGCCGACAAATCGATCGAACTTGTTGTTAATGTGTTTGAGACACTACCCATCGTTTTGACGATGTTGTCGCAAGTTAGTTCGGTCGCAGGTGTGATCACTACATTGATGGCAGGATTGAAGATGCTTTCGAAGCAACCTCTGTTGTATTCTGCCGTCGAGCATGCTGATATGATCCAAAAGTGGATCTCAAGTATTTGGCAACCCGAGCGTTATGTGCAAAGTGGCACTGTTTGGGATGCTGGAAAAGAAGTACTTGAATGTGCTCGACACTGGTTTGATGGCACTGAGGATTTCCTTAAATCCAAGTGCTTTGCGCGCTTTGAAACGTTGTTCAAGTATTTCTTGACATTCGGAATTTTCTCTTCCCTTGGGTTGGACTTTTCTGATTTCAATTACAGCCAATTGGCTGCACAGAAAATCAAGCGCGACCATTCTTCCAAGATTGGTTTCATTTTCACGCTCTGCAATAGCGTGGTGTGGGTTCTTGAACGCACAATGCAATCAATCAAGTTGGGGTCATTCTCACCATTCTACCACTCTAGCGCAAGTTACGCGAAGTGGGCAACAACAGCATACAGGCTGTTGGAAGATGAGAGCAAATTGACCAATGAAGAGGCTACTGGCATCAACTACAACGACTTCATTTATCGTCTTGACACAACGTTGACTGAAGGAGATGCGATGTCACAGTTTGCACTCGAGAAGACAGAGAAAGTGGCTTTGGCCACACTTATGTCGAAACTTCGACTTTTGCGCACCCGTCGGTGTGTGGAAGATGCAGCGCAGAAAACGCGCAAAGCACCAGATGCGATTCTGGTGTTTGGAAGTTCGAGTGTCGCCAAATCAAAGTTTTGTGAGATCTTGTTTCAGTATTATGGCAAGCTCCGTGATTTGGACACTTCTTCCAACAAGATGTACACGCGGTGTTTCACCGATGAGTATTGGACGAATTTCAAAACGTTCAAATGGTGCATTCACATGGATGATATTGCAATGTTGAACCCCAAGTTGGGTTCTTTGGATCCCTCTCTTGCTGAGGTGATTCAGATTGTGAACAATGTGCCATACACTCCACCGCAAGCTGCTCTGGAAGATAAGGGTCAGAACCCCCTTCGACCTTCATTGGTCATTGGTTCTACAAATGTGGAAAAGCTGAACGCTTCAGCTTATTTCACCTGCCCGCTTGCGGTGCAGCGACGATTCAAGTATATCGTTGAACTTGAAGTCAAGGATGAATATTGTCTTGTCCAGGATAATGTTCGTACTTGCATGATTGATCCTAGTCGGTTGCCACCTTCTGAGCCTGGCCAATTCCCAGATTTTTGGGAAATCACAGTGAAACAAGTTTTCGCTGAGAATGGAGGGCATGGAAAGGTTTGCACACCCCGTATTGATGAGATCAAGACATTTTCCCATGTGGATGATTTCTTGGCCTTTTGGGGTTGCCTTTTGGCAGAAAGTGCAGTTTGCAACAAGAAGGAGCAATTATCTTCTACACACATGGAAACCGTTACAGTTTGCAAGAGCTGTTTCAAGATTGGGAAGGCATGTACATGTCTGGTCTGTCAGGCCGGAATTGTGTCTCCCTTTGTGGAAGATGATGAATCGCCAATCTCTTTGTGGGAGGCGTACGAAATGATGTATCCTGGTCAGGTGCCGGAGATTCTCAATGAGGATCTCACCGATCAGGAATTGCATGATCAACATCCCGAACTGTGGGTTCGTTGGATTTTGCATCGTATGCGTAACGGAGAGTGGGTTTCGCAACCCCAGATTGACGAGGTTAACACCAAGCTTGGTGTTGATCTTTCTGCGCGTGCTTGGGCATCAGAAGTTCAAGGTAGTCAGTTTACTGACCCTGAAACTTATGCATTTGCTGATATCTTTTCCGATTCTCTTGAGGATTTTGGATTTGATAGAACTTGTGATGCTTATTTGCACGCGAAGGAATTCTTCGCTGAACCACGTCTCGTATACCGACTTTCTGGTGGCAAATTTGATACCGCCACAGAAGTTTTCCGATGTGTTCGGAACGAGATTATGTTGTCTTCATGGCAAGTTGTGATCGCGGCTGATCAGTTTTTCAGCTTTACAAAGAAGAAAGTCAACGTGTGTGTTGAATCTTCTATTGATTGGGTCTCCGATATTCTCGAGCAGACTGAAGTTATGATCAATACAATTGCCAGAACAATGGCCAATGGATGTGCTTTCGTATGGCACAAAGCAACAGAACCTCTGGTTGCTTATGCGACATATCGCATTGGATTGTTCAGCTTGAACATTTTGAAAGAACAGTTTGAAGCCTTTGGGGCTCGTGTTGCTGCCAAGCTTCACAATCCCGAGATTTGGGTTTTTATTGCAGCAATTACCGCTGCGTACCCCATCTACAAGGGCGTTTCTTACTTGTTGACACCAACTGTGCAGGGCAACCAAATTTCCACTATCCCTAGGGATGAGGTGGAGAATGTTTGGGAAGCCCAGGATCCTTTCCGTCTCTGTGAGATGGATTTGGGTTCAAAATCTGCTGGTTCGCTTAGTCAAGGACATGCGGCCACATTGAAGCAGATTTCACGCAATGTTGTGTGTGTAGAGTGCCGGGGTTCAGTGGAACCCACTTTTGGACGTGCGATTTGTTTGGTCGGTCATCTGTATATGACTGACAATCACATCATTTCGCAAGATACTACAACTCTTACTGTTATCGACTCAGATTGTGGTGCGCATGGTTTGCGCAGCAAGTTGTCGTTTACAGTTGATCAGAGTTCCATCCTTCGATGGCCTGATCAAGATTTGTGTTTCTTTGAATGCAATCTTCCTCCCAAGCGTGATATTACTGGATTTTTTCCGCACGCCTCCCTCAATGGGGGTGTGTACAAGGGATCGCTTGTGAAACGAGGTCGTGAAGGTGCAGTGGAGCATGTGAGTGCTTCACGTATCACCATCGCGGATCGTAGTGTGCCAGCACCTGTGGATCGAAAGATTCGATCATGGGTGTATTGGCCAGGAGTGGAAACACACACAGGAGACTGTGGTTCGGCCCTTGTTGCCGAGACGTCCCGAGGAACGGTAATCCTCGGTTTGCACCAGACTTATCATTCAGCACGTGGGGCATCTGCAATTGCAGTTACTCAAGAAGTTGTTGAGAAAGCTCTTGCGCACTTCCCATTCCAAGTTCAGGGTAACGATCCTGATCTTGAGGGGAGAGAAATGCATGAATTACACTGGAAGAGTGTTATGCGTTCTATCTCTGGAAGTGCAAAAGTTTTTGGATCTTTTGGTCGGCAAGAATTTCGTGCCGCACCAAAGACTCGAGTGTGTAAGACGGTTACTTGTGACGCAGCACTTGAAGAAGGATTCAAGATTGAGCATACTGCTCCATGTATGAAGGGTCCAGATCCTTGGTTGATCGCAGCAGCACCTTGTGCTGAGATCTCAGGGAAAATGGATCACAAAGTCATGAAAGAGTGCGCTGATTGCTATGTCGATGATTGCTGGAAAGCCATCAAGGATACTGAGTTTGTGAAACAACTCGCTCCACTTTCGGTGGACGAGGCTGTTAACGGACTTCCTGGAGTACGCTTCATCGACAAAGTTAATCGCAATACGAGCATGGGATTTCCCCATAAGAAATGCAAGCGCAGTTTCTTGATCCCTTTGGATCATGCTCGTGATCCTGAAGGTAGATGGTCTGACGCTGTTCAGTTCCTGCCAGAAATCGAAGAAGATATGAAGCGCATCCAGGCATGTTATGCCAAAGGAATGCGCGCTTCTCCGATTTTTACAGGTTGTCTTAAGGACGAACCTGTTACCTTCAAGAAAGCCAAGATGAAGAAGACCCGAGTTTTTCTTGCGGGTCCCGCTGCTTGGTCCACGGTTGTTCGGCAGAATTTGTTGCCATTCATCCGTGTGTTTCAGTCCAACCCCCATGCTTTTGAGGGCGCTGTAGGCATCAATCACAACTCGCGTCAGTGGGAGGAGTTGAGAGCCTACCTCATTGCATTTGGGGAAGAGAACATGATGGCCGGAGATTACGGATTTTACGACAAGCGCATGTACGCTTACATGATTCGATTGTCATTCCAAATCATCGCTGAACTTCAGCGGCGTTCGGGATGCTTGGAATCACAGATCCGTGAGACTCTGTGCATTGGTGAAGATGTAGCCTTTGCATGGCTTGACTTTCAGGGTGATTTGGTCCAATTTTTCGGATCCAATCCTTCGGGACACCCTTTGACTGTCATCATCAACTGCATTGTGAATTCCTTGTACATGCGTTACTGCTACCATGAGCTCAATCCCGAGCGTGAGTGCAGAACATTCAAGGATTTCGTTCATCTCATTACGTATGGAGATGACAATGCTTCAGGCATTTCACAGCTGACTAGGTGGTTCAACCACACTGCCGTCCGAGATGTACTTGCATCAATTGATGTAGTGTATACAATGGCGGACAAGGAAGCTGAGTCCAGACCATTTATCTCTTTCAGTGAGGTTTCTTTCCTGAAGAGAAAATGGGTTTTGGAACCTGAATCTGGTATCTGGCTTGCTCCATTGGAGTGGGCTTCTATCAACAAAGCATTAACGATGGGCACCACTAGTGACAGTGAGTGCAAAGAAGAGCAAGCTGCTCAGACCATCCGCAATGTTGCGATGGAAATGTTCCACCAGGGACCAGAAGTTTTCAAAGACGGCGTTGCAAGATTGCGCCGCATCGTGATCAAGTCTGGCATCGAGCGCTATGTGGCGCCGAATGCGATCAAGACTTGGGACGAATACGTTGACATGCACAACAAGTGCAGTTTGGGTTTTGGTGTTAATCCCTCTCGTTCAGAGTAAAGAACACCACTCCAGCAAGATCTTGTATATTATATGTTTTTGATGTGTATATGTTTTGTATATTGCTACTGGAGTTTTGATTTGCCAGGGCGTTCCCCAAAATTGCTATTTAGCAAGGTGTAGGCCGATCCACAACCACACATCTCCCCTGCAGATGTTTGGTCGAATTGTCTGTTTGTATTTCCCCGACCTCCAATTTCTTTTATGTTTTGCAAGAGGATGTGGTACTCCCTGCCACTCCTCCCGAGTTGAAGAGGGAAAACGCAATGATTGTCCAGTCTGGAGTTATTGAAGACGAAGTTTCGTCTCTAGCTCCTGTGAACGTGGAGAACCAATCTGTACGTCAGGAAAATGTAGTCTTTGAAGAGGCTGATCTTCCTGCAGTGAATGAACTGCCATCGACCATAGATGAAACTCGAATCATGGATCAGGACGCTACGGCGTACCTGTCTGATTTCTTGTCTCGTCCAGTGAAGATTCATGATTTTACGTGGAATGAGAGCGACGATTTTACATTGTCGCCTACCACAATTTATCCATGGCAGCTTTATTTCAACAATACGTACATCAAGCGAAAGTTGGAGAATTACTCTCGTTTGAATTGCACGCTGAAGTTGACGTTCCGTTTTAATGCATCGCCGTTTTATTACGGGTTGCTGAGGGTGGCATATGACCCTATGAATACAGGACGTCTCATTCCAGTGGGGACCAATGATAAGATTCCCATTTCCCAGGCTCCTGGGATTTGGATTGAACCTCACAAGGATAGCAGTGTCGAATTGACGCTACCTTTCTTGTGGCCGCACAATTGGTTGGACGTGAGCAACAATGCCGAGTTTGGCAATATGGGGCGTCTCTTCTTTGAGATTTTTGCCCCGCTCCGTTCAGCAAATGGTGTTACAGGTACAGGAATCAACATCTCTACGTACGTTCAAGCTGAGAACGTTACGATAGCAGGTCCTACTTTGGCGCTAGCACTCCAGGCCGGTGTTATTTCAGGCCCAGCAACTGCGGTTGCGAATTTTGCAAGCACGCTCACCAAAGTCCCCGTGATTGGCCCCTTCGCAAGGGCCTTTGACATTGGTGGGCGTGCTGTTAGCGCGATTGCACGATTGTTTGGATACTCCAATCCTCCAATCGTGACAGACGTGCAACCTGTTCAACCCAAATCATTTCACGCATTTGCCAATGTGGAAACACGTATGCCCATTGACAAATTGAGTGTAGACCCTCTGAATGAAACAACGATCGACAATTCTGTCGCTGGCGGTGATTCGGAGGATCCATTGGTCATTTCAGAGCTGTGTTCGAAGGTGTCATACTTCGGACAAACAGACTGGACTGATGCTGATGCAGTTGGAACGAAATTGTTCACTTGGACAGTTTCTCCCTGCCTTATTCGTGAAGCGATGCTTACTGCAGGAAAAACTTGGTATATGCCAGCTTGTTCCTGGGTTTCTCAGCTGTTCCGATTTTGGCACGGTTCGATGGTTTTCCACCTCAAAGTGGTCAAATCGAAGTTCCACAAGGGTCGATTGCTGGTATGTTGGGATCCAGCGAACAGAATTCCCACAGCAGGTGCAGAAACTGCATTGTTCACACAAATTATAGATCTCTCTTCTGATCAGGATGAGTTCGAATTTGTTGTCCCATACAAGGCCATTCAGCCTTGGTTGCGAACCAACCAAAAGACTGACGGTTTCGTGGTTCGAGGTGATGCCACCTTGGATGTATCCACGACAAACGGATGTATGGCAGTGTTTGTTCAGAACACATTGACAGGACCTGCGACGTCACCCACGGTATCAGTTATCGTGAGTGTTTCCGCAGGTATGGACATGCAATTTTCAGTTCCTATCGCCAATCAAGTGAATGCAACAGTCTTGACAGTACAATCTGGTACAATCGATGATGCTACACATGAATTGAGTGAGAAATTGAATTTGATCACAGTTGGTGAATCCATCGCTTCTTTGAGACCACTGTTGCACCGAGCTAGTCTTGGATACTCGCAAACAGTTGGTGAAAAGTTTACGTCGGCATCGACTTGGGTAGGAAACGGTCTAATACAGAACGCAAATATCTTCCCTCGTCTCCCACCGCCGTATGGGTATGATTCAAGAGGAATTTCTTGGGCGGTCAAGCAACTTTCAACTGGAAGTAGTCCGTTCAATTATTCTCCAAATCATCCCATCAATTGGGTTCTGATGGCCTTTGTTGGCTACAGGGGATCAACCAACATTCACGCGAATCTGATCAATTCGCAGGATGTTGCAAATCCAGTTTCCTCTTTTGCTGCTACGCGCACACATGAAGATTACATCACTAGTACAGTGATTCAAGGTCGGAACCGCTATTCTGTAGCGGCTGCCACGAATGATGAAAGTAGTGTGAGTCGCATGGCGGCAACATTGCAAGGGAACCATACACGACGTCCATGGGGTCATGGGGGTATGTCTTTGACAAATCCGATTACGCAAAGTGCGCTTTCGGTTAATATCCCAATGTACGCTCAATGGAAATTTCTGCCAGCTTGGCCGAATTATCGTGATTTTGTTCCTCTTGCGGCTGATAGGAATACTGGGAATCGAGCATATGACAATGTTCGATTTGATACGACGTTTCTTCTCCACAATGCACCAGATGCGAATACGGTGTGGCCTGTTTTGGACCTTTATTGGTCAGCAGGAGTAGACTTTCAGCCAGTCTATTTTGTGGGGATTCCCAGGATGGTGATTCTTGCGACACCAAATCCTGACAACGTCTTTACTCCCTCCCTAACTTAGGGGGTGGAGGGCGCTTAAGAGCAGATAAAATGTTTTCTGCCGCCTATTTAGCTACAACTTGTCACATTGGAATGACAAAAACTTTGTACCTTTCTTCTTTTCACGAATGAAGTAAAATATGCGTGAGAACCTTCGAACCACCTAGAAGTAAAATATGGTGATGGATTCGATTCAACGAGATTTGTTTCGATGAAGCATGGTTCGGTCATGCGACATTCCGCTTTTATATAGGAATGTTTACCCCCCTTTGAGGAGGGCTACCCCCGTTAAGCAGCTGAAAGGCTAGGCTTTATTGGTTTTTGTACTTAGTAGCTCCCTCACGGGGGTTATGGAGTTTTCCAATTCTTAGCCGGAACCTTTCAGTATGCGACGAGGTTAATCGATTCGCA